ATGATGGCAAAGTATGCTAGCAAACGTGCTGGCATAGGATTAGAGATTGGGCGCATTCGCCCACTAGGCTCACCTATTCGTAACGGGGAAATCAAACATACAGGCATGATTCCTTTCTTGAAGAAATGGTTTGGTGATCTACGTAGTTGCAGTCTAGGTGGTGTACGTAATGCAAGTTGCACAGTTACATTCCCAGTATGGCACTATCAGTTTGAAGATTTAATTGTATTGAAGAACAATCAAGGTACAGAAGAAACACGTGTACGTCAAATGGACTATAGTGTTGTAGTCAATAAGATGTTCTGGAATCGTTATCGTAACAATGAGAATATGACATTGTTTGATCCACATGAAGTACCTGATCTATATGAAGCATATTACAGAGATAGTGCTGAGTTTGAAAAACTATACACTATGTACGAACACAAGCGTGGTATCAAAAAGAAAACGATATCGGCAGTAGAGATTTTTAAGAATGGTATTCTTAAAGAAAGAACAGATACTGGTCGTATCTATATGGTTAACATTGATAACGTTATCAATCAAGGACCGTTTGATACAACCGTTGATCCGATTTATCAAAGTAACTTGTGCCAAGAGATACTATTACCTACTAAGCCTTTTCAGCGAATTGAAGACGAAACAGGACGCATAGCCCTATGTACATTGGGTAGCATTAACTGGGGTGCATTTAGAACACCACAAGAGATGCGTAAGGCTTGTAGAGTATTAGTACGTTCACTAAGCAATCTCCTAAGTTACCAAGACTTCTTGAGCGTTCAAAGTAAACTAGCTAATCTAGACTTTGAGCCTTTAGGAGTTGGTATTACTAATTTAGCTTACTGGCATGCAAAACGTAATTACAAATACGGTGAGAAAGAAGCACTAGCAGAAGTTAAACGTTGGATGGAACATCAGGCATTCTATCTAACTGAAACATCAGTAGAGTTAGCAGAAGAAAAAGGTGCTTGTGAGAAGTCTGCACAAACATATTATGGCAAAGGTATATTTCCCTGGGAACGTAGAAACAAAGGTGTAGATGAACTAACAGACTTTACACCTAGTATGGATTGGGAACTACTTCGTCAAAAACTACTGAAACATGGTATCCGTAATGCTACACTAATGGCTATAGCACCTGTTGAATCTAGCTCAGTAGTATTAAACTCAACAAATGGCATTGAGATGCCAATGGAAATGATTAGTGTAAAAGAATCTAAAGCAGGTAGTTTTGTACAAGTTGTTCCAGAATACAAAAGATTAAAGAACCGCTATCAGTTGATGTGGGATCAAAAAGATTGTGTAGAATATTTAAAAACTGCGGCAGTACTGGCAGCATACATCGACCAATCGATTAGTACTAACACATTCTATAACCCTGCATTCTTTGATAAAGGTAAAGTACCCGGTACATTGATTAGCAAGAACTTAATGCTTGCTTATAAGTGGGGTATTAAAACGGTATACTACAGCTTGATTAACAAAATGGGTTCAAAGGCTGCTCTATCTGAAGAAAATAACGTAATACCCTTCATTAAATTAGATGCAATTGAAGATGAAGAATATTGCGAAAGTTGCGTTCTATAAAGGAAAAACATGAAAAAACTATTATTAATCTTATCACTTTTTATATTCGGTAATGCACAAGCACAAGAAATTGCATTGTGTAACGGTAAGTATGCACTATGTGCAGCCTCTACTTGTAAAACTACTGGAAAAACTATTACAACCAATGACGGACAAGTATGGCCTGAAGTAAGTTGTACATGTCCTGTACTTGAAGGTTTGGCTATTGCTGATTTGACAGGTGGAAATATGAAGGGTAGTTGTGCCGCCCCTGATGCTAACAGCGTATGGAGTTTGTTTGCACCTAAAGTATTCTATCCACAAGAAGCAAGTAACTTTGTACAAAAGCCAAAGAGTGCAACTAGAGCCACTGTTCAATCATGTCCTGGAGAGTTAGCAGCCGGTAGCACAAATTGCTGGAGTATGGTATGTACATATGATAAAACTATCAATGGAACACAAACAGCTAGTTGCAAATGCCCAATCAATCAAATTCAAAAAGGAGTTGATTTCTTAACTGAAGCAGGACAGGGAGATCCAAAAGCATGTGCGAAACACCCCGTAGCAGCACCTAATGTTTTTGAAAATAAAATACAAACAAAAGGTAAAAAATGAGCACCAGTCAATATAATTTAACAACAAAGACAGACTATCTGTCACGTAAGATGTTTTTGGACCCAGCCGGCCCAGTTACAGTACAGAGATTCGAAGAAGTAAAGTATCCTAAATTACAAAAGTATGAAGAAACAGCACGTGGTTTCTTTTGGGTACCGGAAGAGATTAGTCTGACAAAAGATAAAATTGACCATAAGGAATCAAGTGATGCCATTAAACATATTTTTACTTCAAATCTGTTACGTCAAACGGCACTTGATAGCATTCAAGGTAGAGCCCCAAGCCAAGTATTCGGTCCTGTGTGTAGTATCCCGGAACTCGAAGCGTTAACTCTTACTTGGGGATTCTTTGAAACAAGCATTCATAGTAAGAGTTATAGCCACATCATTCGTAATGTATACGGAGTGCCTAAAGAAGAATTTAATAAGATACATGATACTACAGAGATTGTGGGAATGGCAGCTAACATAGGTCGTCACTATGAAGCACTACATCAACTTAACTGTAAGAAAGAATTAGGGATAGAAGTAGACCTACACGAACATAAAAAAGCTATTTGGATGGCTCTACATGCAAGTTATGCATTAGAAGCATTACGCTTTATGGTTAGTTTTGCAACAAGTCTTGCTATGGTAGAGAACAAGATTTACATTGGTAACGGAAACATTATCTCTTTGATCCTGCAAGATGAGTTGCTTCACTCAGAATGGACAGCATGGTTAATTAATAATGTTACAAAAGACGATAACGAGTTTGTACAAATTTCAAATGAAATGCAAAAAGAAGTATATAGTTTATATATGGAAGTCATCAGAGAAGAAAAAGAATGGGCAACATACTTATTCAGTAAAGGTGTAGTCATTGGGTTGAATGCAGAAATCTTACAAGACTTTGTAGACCATACTGCATTTATTAAACTAAAAGAAATAGGTATTAAGTATGCGGAGAATCATCCTAGGTCTAGTCCTATTCCATGGTTCAACAAGCACGTAAACATTAACAAGAAACAAACAGCGTTACAAGAAAACGAATCTACTAACTACGTTATTGGCGTTATGTCAGATGTAGTTAACTATGAGGAGTTACCAGTACTGTGATAGAAAAAGATATTAGAAAACAATTAAACATGATTAATGAATCTATGCAAATTAATGAAGATCCAGTCACAAAATTTGCTAGTTTAGCGCATGAAGAATGGCGTAAGAATTATGATCCTACCGGTACAAAGCCTAGAATTAAAAAGAATAGTGATGGTACTGAAGGTGATATCAATCAATCGTTTAACAAAATTCATCCTGATTGGCAGAAAGAAAACTTAGCTGCCGGTCAAGCCGCATTAGAAGCAGTTAAACAGTTTCCTAATGATGAAGAACAAGCTAGCGAATATATACACATTCAATGGATGAGACGTAATCCCAAACAAGATTACAATGCCGCACAACATGTACCTTATGAACAACTTCCTGAAGAAGAAAAAGAAAAAGATAGGGTACACGTAAGAACAATGAAAAAACTATTAGGACAACAATAAAGGAGAAAAGGTATGTTAGAAACATTATTTTATATAGTAGTAGGTGCATTTATAGGTTGGAACTTCTCTCAACCACAATACGCAAAAGACATTCAAACAAAATACTTACAAAAGTATATTGATAAACTAAAAGCAATATTATTCTTTTGGAAATAAGAGGTAATATGAAAGCAATCGTATGGAGTAAATACCACTGCCCTTATTGCGATCAAGCAAAGGCATTATTAAAACAAAAAGGCATCGAATTTGAAGAAAAGAAGATCGGTGACGGATACACTAAAGAAGAATTATTAGAAGCAGTGCCAACTGCTCGTACAGTACCACAAATCTTCTTAGATGGAGAATTGATCGGTGGATTCACCGAACTTAAACAAAAACTAATAGAAAGCAATTAATGCAAATAACACTAAAACAAAATCAAGTATATACATTTAAACTTAACTCAGGAGAAGAACTTATCGCTAAAGTTATCCAATCCGGTGGAGACTTTATTGAAATTGAAGAACCAGTCTCTATTGCACCTATGCAACAGGGTATGCAAATGATTCCTAGCGTATTTACTGCAGAACCGAAGGGTGAATTCAGACTAAATACTAATAACGTTACAATGTATGCTGAGACTGAAGATAGCATTAAGATGAAATACATTGAAGCAACAACAGGAATTAAGATTCCTGATAAAAAACTAATATTAGGTTAATATGGCAAAATTGAGTAGGGTAGGTGATCAGAATCAAGCAGGTGGAGGTATCGTCAGAGGTGCTTCTACTGTATTTGCTAATGGTATCAAAGTAGGACTACACGTTAGTACTATGACACCCCACTCACCATGGGGTCGATCACACCCTCCTCATAGAGCCGCAACTACTACATCAGGTAGCCCAACAGTATTCTGTGAAGGCTCACCTGTACTCAGAGTGGGGTCAGGAAATAGTTGCGGTCATAGTATCGTAAAAGGTAGTCCTGATGTATTCGTCCCATGAGTCTAGCAGGTAAACAAACTCCACTGAGTCTTAATGTTTTAAGCTCATTAATGCAAAGCATAGGATTCAAGCAGGGTCAGTATAGCTCTGACTATGCCGGTGGTTATACACCACCTACTACATATAGTTATGGAAGTATAGTTGGTGCAACTTGCTTGCTAAATCTTATGCTCTCAGCAATATATGCACAGGGCAAAATTGGATCAGGTATAACTCAAGGTACATATGATAATCTAATCAGTATAGGTGCAGGATCTATACGTGCATTAGGTAATACCCCACCAACTACTTACACTACATCAATATCTACTACTCATAATAAGTTTGGATTTATTGCACAATTAGCTATTCAAGCATATAACGAACTACACCCAAATGGTGGAACATATGCTGACTTTGTTAATAGCTATATGGTATGTCATAACTATGTAAACAGCAACAATGATGTTATTAGTAGCATGGTCAATAGCGCAGACTTCTTAAAAGGCGCATATAGTAACATGGATGATCTAGTAACCGGAGACGTTACCGGTGTCAGTCTATCTACAATATATTGGGGACAGGATCTAATTAACTTAGGTCGTGCTTTAGACTTAAAGAAAATAGCAACGTTTGGTAACCCGGCTGACTTGCTACTAACTCTACAAGCTAATAACGCATTCACTAAAGCTGTATCATTGGCTTTACTAGCTACAGGACTAACCTCTCCTGAAATATTAAGTATTCTAACAGCTACTACACCCGCTACTATAGAACAACAAAAGAAAATCTATACAGCATATAAGATTATAATGGGTACTGACTTAGAAAATGTATTGATACCTTTAAACTGTCAAACAAAAGGATTAAACACTCTTGCAGATTTGTTAAACCCTATTAAGATATTCCCCAACAGTTACTCAACATTGACCGTACCTAAATACAACTCAATAGATTTACCTACTAATAGTAAAACATACTATTTGATATATGAAGGCACTGGAGTAAACAGTCAATTACTATCATATGGCACAAGATTAAACAATGTTATTCCTAGTGATATAGCAGCCGCCTGTGATGCGTTTAGTACAACGATACAACAGATTAAAAATATTGCTTCAATGGACGTACAAAAATTAGCACAAGTTGTAGCTAATATGGAAACATTGAAAGACTTGAATCTTAATAATACTGATGTACCAACAAATCAAACACTTGTAGCACCTGCATTAGCACAAATAGCAAATGGATCAGGTGATAGTGGTACGTATACTATGTATGACTTCTTTGGTGCATTAGTGGGTAATGCATACAAATTAGATGAGATACAAACATATATTCTTAAACTACAATCATCTAACCTAACAACAATATATGCTAACATTAATAGTTTATTATTAACTGCAGGTCCATATACAGCATTACAAGGTTTAATAAATGATGCAAATACAGAAGTAGCCGCTATCATGACTAATAACCCAACTGATGCCGCATACTTGAATACATTATGGAACGATCTAGGAACACAACTACAAAAAGAAATTGATCTTAGAAGCGACACTATATCAGTGGATACAGTGGGCGCATTAGCTGATATCTACAGTTTTGTAGATATGATTAACCAATATGCAACAGAAACTCAAGCAGAAATGAGTGTTGATGTATTGGAAAAAATCTCTGACATTACTACCGTTGGTGGTAGAAGTATCATAGGATTAATGCGAGAAATTCGCAACGCACAACGTATTATGTTAGCCGGCGGCATATTAGATAATGATATTGACAATAAGCTATCGATTACGTTTGTAAACAATTTGGGTATACCAAAATTGACAGGGGTAGCTATACCGGGAAGTTTAGCTGGTAGCCCTGAAACTAACTTAATACCCGAAAATCTTGATGTGTATACATATGCTCCAACTACTGTGATACCATCAATCTATACACCTTTAGAAGCAATCGATGATGTTATTAGATGTAACTGCGACTGCTGGGATAACCTATAAATTCGGTTAAACTAAGGTTGTGTACTTATCACATATAGTGTATACTATATGAACGAAAGGAATAATATGAAAACTTCTCTATTAGAGAACTTTAAGTTTTTAATCGTAATGTCCATTCTTTTACTTGGAACATTACTTCCCAAAACAACAGTAGTCCCCGTCATGCAAAATTCTCTGTCTAACAAAATGGTAGATATGAAACAACTAATATGCATGGCTAATAACATATTCTTTGAAGCAGGCAGTGAACCACTTAAAGGACAAGCAGCCGTAGCACATGTAGTATTAAACAGAGTGCGTCATGGCTTTGGTGCTAACCCATGTAAAGTAATCAATCAAGTTACAAATATAGACAATAAGAAAATCTGTCAGTTTAGTTGGGTATGTGAGAACAAAGCACCACCCAATAAACGTGATGCACGATACATTAAATCGTTACAAACAGCATATGAAGTAATGGTACTGGGTATGTATAAAGATGTTGTACCTCGTAGTACCTTGTTCTTTCATAACACCACTGTACAACCTAATTGGCCATATCGTAAAGTAGCAGAGATCGGTAACCATATATTCTATAGTAAGATTTATAAAAAATGATAGTAAGAAGCAAAGAACGTGGGACATTTCAAATAAAAAATCTAGTTGAGAAAGTTAAACTGGGTGAGAAAACTGTGGAATCAGCAGAAGAAATGATTGACTTTTATAAAAGTTCTCATCAACGGCAGCTTGACCTTGAAGAAACATATGAATGGAAAATAGACAACATGGAGTACGACTTGCGTAGTACTCAATGGATTGTTGATAAAGTCAAAAAAGACAATGTGTACGCACAACATCTTTATGCTTCTATGTGTAACAATGACTTTACTAAGAATGATGTATGGCCCATACTGACTGAAAAGAAATGGAGTTGCAGTTGGAGACATGCCGGCGGTATTATTGCCGACATGCAAGAGAAGGGTGATTACATTGATTGGTATTGTTCTGGGATTAGAGATAGTAAAATATTAGATGACGATGAATTCAATAGCTTAACTAAAGAACAACAAGAATACTATATACAAGGTAAGAATTTTGTTCCCGAAAGTGCGGTAACAGACGAAATTAGAGAAGACTTACTAAAACTAGGCTGGATAGTGGTAGATGACAAATAACGTATATGTTGGATATGATTCTAGGCTTAATAACGTTTATGAAGTATGTAAACACAGCATCTTACGACATAGCAATGTAAATGTATTACCCATAGTTCAACAGGAACTACGAGACAAACATATCTACACCAGGCCCATAGACGATAAGGCTAGTACAGAATTTACATTAACTAGATTCACGGTGCCATTACTTAATAAATATACTGGCTGGGCATTGTTCTGCGACTGCGATTTCTTGTTCTTAACTGATGTAAATGAACTATTCAACACAGTTAATAACGACTATGCTGTTATGGTAGTCAAACACGCCTACACACCAAAAACATCAATTAAAATGGATAACAAAACACAATATTCTTATCCTAGAAAGAATTGGTCTAGTCTTATTCTATTCAACTGTGAACACATATTAAATAGAAATATAGACGTAAACAATATGGAACCAAATTATCTACATCAATTTAAATGGTTAGACGATAAACATATAGGATCAATAGACACTGCTTGGAATCACTTAGTTGGGTATTGTACCGGAACACCTAAAGCTTTACATTATACTGACGGTGGTCCATGGTTTACAAACTATAAAAATACTGAATACAACTCAATATGGAACAAGGAATATGAACTTTATCGGCAACAACTGTGAGTACAATAACATTGTACGCAATAATCTAAATGAAATAGATTATACAATTGTCAGTAACATCGGTGATGACTACACTAAAGACATTATAGGCAATAAAGTTATCATGTTAATGCCCATTGAGAGTCTAGAGGGATATACTACTAATACTGGTATAGGACTATCTAAAATGATTGAAAGCGGATTTACTGATAGCTTAAAGGTTTATACTACAATCTATCTGTATATGCATAAACAAATAGATCCTGTTAAAGTAGCAGATATTATCAATACATTTGATAAGAACAATCTAGTAGATAATATTTGGCTCTACCCCACATTAGAAAACTATGAAATAAGAGATAATAGTGTAGAAAACTTAGCTTGGCAGAAACTCAAACCACTCAACGTTAGCTGAATACTCTAATAGCTTGTTTATTATCTGACTATACTCAATAGTATTGATAACTTCATTGTAACTATCAATACTATCCCATCTACATTCATAATACTCACTAACGGGTATCATTTCATGTAATCTTAACGGGATATAGTCAGCCATTAGTTTACCTAATATGTCTTTCTCTTGCCAAGATGTATTGGGCAATATATCTTTGAATAATTCTTTGTCCCCAATATGTATTTTAAAATAGTTCTTATACATATTCACACACTACTAAATGAGTACGGGTTACATTGTTACTACTGTTAAACACAGTATGTAATCTTCTTGCATTCAATTTATATAAGTATCCGTCACTTGGTATATGGAATGCTTGATTAGTTTCTAAATCATATGCAACACAGCTAGGATCAGTAAATAACGCAATATGCCACCGTGCTTCAGTATCTCTATGCATTGTTAATAACTTAGCTGGGCCCATATTCATTATTCTAGCACGTCCAATCTTCCCTGGAATAATCTTTAATGTGTCTTCCCATATAGTATCTTTGAATATACTATTCATATACTTGAACTCAGTATAAATCAATCGTTGCCCTGCATTTAGTACGTAATCCTCTGAGTCATCATGGTTATTCAAACATATTCTACTCTTATGTTGGGGCCAGTTCTGTACATTATTTAAATAATGTTTGCGTAAACCTTCTAGGTCTATTCTGATATCTGTCTTTTCTATTAGCATAATTTGTCAAATAAATGTGTGATTCTAACTTTCTTATCAGGATTGTCTGTATTAGTATCAATACCCAAATGTAAACAATCTGATGTAGCCACGTTTAATAATTTGCAGGCTTCTTCCTGCACAGATTTATACTTCTCTGTAAAGTAATCTATATTGTATTTACTCATTAACTCACGTGCAATCTGGCAAGAATATAGATTTAAATAAGCATACTTATGATATATGTCATACTCCGGAATGAATTTATCTGTAAACATAATCCCAATCCTAGAATATCTTAATCCAAACCCTTTACTAAAACTGAATACAAAACTTTCAACGTTAGATAATTTATTAAAGTCTAATGTAATAGGGAACATATTAGTACCTAAGAATACGCTGTCCAGTGTGATTTTACTAGTAGATTCAGTTAATAGTTTCTCTATATCAACATCCCTGTTCCCGTTTAAACTGAACGGATAACTAACTATCACTAACTTATCTGAATCCTTACCCATAGTATCAAATGAATCATGCTGGGTAAATTTCATATTATGTAAGTCTAATAGTGTTCTATATGCTACATATTCATGCTTATGTAATTCTATGTGACGGTCTTCAAACTTAACTAAATCATCAATATACTGACTGCCACCATATAATACATAAACATACTTGAAACGTTCTAAGCCACGGATTATAGTACTATTACCATTTTGCAACCAATTAAGACATTCAGTACGGTAGTTGTTTAATATGTCATGGCGGGTATCCCAATGAGGTAACTCTATGTTATTTTTAAATAACTCAGATATTTCGGGGAATACGTATGGGACTAATGCATTCTCAGTTGGTGTATACTTTTGCATTGGGTGCTTATTTATGAACTAAATATTTATCTCATGCTAGATTACCATCTATATTTAAACAATAAACAAAACATATACACTGCCCAAAGCCTAGTGCATTATGGTATATTGTTACAGAACGACAAAATTAACACAGTTAAGCCCAATATTGGGACATATACTAAACCCTATTATCTGATAGATGAGGGTATAATTTGTCACCCAGACTTAAACAATAAGATACGTAAACTACCCAACGTGGAAGTATATAAGAATGGTAAACTTGTATTAAAAAAATCAACCGATAATACAGTTATAACAACATTCACTGATAACGTATACGACCTCTATAATACAACAGACCGTAATATTATTACGGATATCATTAACACATACGAGAATGATAGGAAAGTGTACGCTATAAACACAGAACCATTGCCCATCATTACCGATACTGTGGCACTTGCAGGACTTAGTAGTGGGTCACATTTAGCACAATTAGCATATGAAAACATGCTGGAAAGTGTTATCTATTATGACTACAGTAATGATAGCTTAAGCTTCCAACAAGAGTTATTACATTCAAACAACCGATATGACACATATGTCAAGTATCTAGGACTATTGACAACAGGGTTTAATCCTGCTACAATAGACGATATTAATGGTATTGACTTTATTAAACTAAACACGTACTATGATTATCTTAGAACAATTAATGTCGGATTCGAGCTAATTGATATGCGGAATACAAAAGATATAAAACGTTTATTAGATGTTATTCCAAACGGCTCAACACTCTGGATCAGCAATGTATATCATTATATCACATCATTAAATGATTACAGTAAAGAACGCTACATATTAATAGATGAACTATGTATAACAAAGAACATAACACTATTACCATACACAAGGATATATTATGAAAGCTAGAATAACGTGTGACGAATCACATCCGTTAGGACAACGATTTAGTACACTATTTGATTTAACTTATTACAGTAGACGCAATGGGTTTGACCTACACGGCGATATAACTAATTTCTTACTAGATACACCAAACTATGATTATACAATTAACTTCACTAGGGCCATGCAGTTTGGACAAGTGAAACTGTTAGCTAATTTAGATAAACATTGCTATCATAATAAGATACAGCACAAGGTTATTAATATAGGAAGCTATGTTAATACGTTATTATTGAACAATCCCTACAGTAGTTATGATGTAGAGAAAGCTAGTTTAAAGTTTACACATAGAAAAATAGCGTTTGCACGTATGTTCCATAACAATTACCTAGACAGTTATATGATTAATTTAGGGCATTTACAAGAGATTAGCGTTGATATACATAAGCATTACGAACACTTAAATACATTAGCATTAGATGATGTTATAAAGAATGTTAAGTTTATGATTGACAAACCTTATATTAAAGAACTTAGTGTACAATACAAACAGCCGGGTAATCATAGAATCAATGATGGTATCGGCACAATATTACCAGGACTATATTAATGACATATTGGATTCAACCAGAAGATTCCCCAGTTGGAAACTTTCAACAACAGATTAAAAATCAAGCAAAAGTAGATACATTCTGTGTATTACCCTGGATACACTTTGCTACACGTCCTAACGGTGATATGCGTCTATGCTGTAGTAGTAATGCTAGTGGCGCAGGTGGTGACCATACTATAGGATTAGTTAAGAATGAGAGTGGACAGCCAGCTAACTTCGGTCGTGAAACACCCATGAGTGCTTGGAATAATGAATACATGCGTAGTGTTAGAACTACGATGCTTGATGGTAAGATACCTAAAAGCTGTACTAAATGCTTTAATGAAGAATCACAAGGTGTTAGTAGTAAAAGGTTATGGGAAACATACACGTGGATGCAAGAAGATATAGATGTAGAAGAACTAATTAAACAAACACAAGAAGACGGAACCATCCCCGAAGAATTAGTGTACTTAGACTTACGATTAGGACATACTTGTCAATTAAAATGCGTTATGTGTAGCCCACATGATAGTAGTAAGTGGGTTACAGAGTATAAGAAGGTTATCAATCTATATAAGAATGATGAATTAAAACGGCAAATGGGTTGGGATGAGCAATCATTTAATAATTATTGGCATGAGAACCCAGATTTTTGGGCTGAAATGTACAAGCAAATACCTAACTTAAAACAAGTATATTTTGCCGGTGGCGAGCCATTAATGATTAAAGAACATAAGATGTTTATTGAAGAAATCATTAGACAGGGATACCAGGATCGTATACTATTAAGATACAATAGCAATGGACTATTAGTAGATGATGATATTATAGACTTATGGAAACACTTTAAGAAAGTAAAGTTTGGCTTTAGTTTAGATGGTACTGACCAACGTAACTACTATATACGTTATCCTAGTGACTGGGCTACAGTTGAAAAGAACTTACATAAGTTAGACAATACACCGGACAACATTGAAGTAAGTATTGCTACCGCTATACAAGTATTAAACATTAAACATTTACCTGAATTTATTAAATGGAAAGTCAATAGTAAGTTTAGAAAGGTTAATTTAGGATATGGTCCAGGAAATACTCAGTACGGTGGCGGATTAATTAACTTTCATCTACTGTATATTCCTACATATCTTAGCTTACGTGTGTTACCTGAAGTAGATAAGCAAGAAGTACATCAATTGTTTAGTGAGTTGAAAGACTGGCTATGGAATAATTATACACAATCAGATGAGTTCTGGCATAAGAATCCATATGGTTGGAAACGATATGAAGCTGTATTAAAGTTTATGGACGGCAGTGATGATACCCATCTATTGCCCGCGTTCAGTGAATATATAAGTCACATTGATAGTCAGCGTAAGCTTAACCTTAAAGAAACTTTTCCCGAATTAAGTCACTTACTGTAAGAGAAAACAGTTCATGCGTTTTGGGGCCCGGATGACTATTATCTAATCCATAGTCTACTGGGTCAACCTTACTCACATCGAAGTCAAAAACATTGTTGATAAACGTACACTTATCCATTGCTAAAGGTAACTCTGTGCTGTTATCAGCTTTAAAGTGTATATGTTTCATGTTTAGTGAGTTTAGGTGTAGTTTAGCATGATGTATATTGATTAGTGTTTTAACGCTATAATCATAGGGTTCTGCGAATTCAACCCACGGTCTTTCAATGCCACCCTTATCCCATGGTCCAAACAATTCGCTAGTACCATCAATTTGTAAACGCATCTCTCTAGTAACATACGTCCACATGATTACTACAATATCGTCTGGGTTAAACTTATAGTTCAGAATATTGTACAATATTTTATGATTGCTAACGCCACGTTGTCCTTGATTATCACAGGGAATATTAAGATGTTTACTAGTTAAATAGGGCCATGCTGATTTATTGTCAGGTAAGCTGTCACCATATGTTAAGCTACATCCAAATGTTACTAATCTCATAATAATTCTTTCGTTAATGGTATATCTGCGGCGCAAGTACAGAAGTTTCTATCACATACAATTGGCTCTACGGGAAGAGTAAAATCACTAGAGTAGATATTACCCAAGCTTCCACCAACACGGCATGTAGCACGATGTACCTCACCGTCCCAATTAATCATTAAACTCTCAAGTCCCGCATTGCAAGTCCAACCCTTATACTTGTTTAGATGCAATTTAATCACATCATTAGCATGATAGGTCTTGCTATTATCTATTCTTACATTGGGCATAACTGTGCTAGCTTTTTTTAATATCCAATCTAAGTCTTTTTGGTCATAGCGTAAATCGTCAAAGATATCATGGTCTATATTATCACTCCAACGAACTCTACGTATATTATATGGAATATGGTAGAAATCTAATCTTTCTACGGTTTCTTTAACTTGAGCCATATAGTTATGGTGCGCCATGACATGTACTAAACAGTGTTTCTGATAGTCTTTCTCATCACTGTCACTGGCTATTGTTTTGATAATAGTGTCTAAACAACGTTCCCATTCATATTCAAAGTGCAAACTAAACACTAATTGGTTAAGTTTTAATTGCTTATAGTACAAAGGTTTCCGTGTAGCATTAGTAGTAACACTAATAAACTTTACATCTTTACTATTACAGTACTCTATTAATTCTTCAAACTTAGGATGTACAGTAGGTTCACCACCAGTAAAGCTAATACGTAATGGCTTATTGATAGACAACAGTTTATCTACCGTACTCTTTAATAGTTCAATATCAGTGTGTGGGCTGGTGTTATCGTGTATAATGCTTGGGCAATAGCTACAATCGTAGTTACAGCGTTTACCTAAATTCCATTCAATCTTAACGCTATTTTCGTGTCCCCAAATACCCTGTACCTTATACATATGGTTTAAACTCCGGTACAACTTCTAATAGTGTTTTGCACTTTCTACTGTCATCTAATCTACGATTAAACTCTATGTAATCACTCCACAAATTGTTTTGGTCAACAGCTTTTAAGTAGTTGATATTGTCATTGATTTGTTGTAATGTAATGCCACGACTGTATGCACTAAAGTCAATGTTCTTAATTGTATCAATATTATTATACAAATTAGTTAATCGTTCAATACATAAGTCTTTTAATGGTTGGGGTAATACTTGTGCAGATAGTAGTTTAGGATAGCTAACACGATGACTGTAGAAGTATATACCTAAGTCATCTAAGAAATATCTGATACAATCAGCCATTTGTAACATATTGCCCGCTTGTGCAGTAAATGCCCCCACGATTCTACTGATATTAGGTAATTTTTTAATCTCTTGTACATTTCTAACAACTTCACTAAAGTCACCGTTACCTCTAATATGTTCATATACATCATGTATTCCGTCTATAGATACGTTAACCGCAACACTACGGAAGTGAGGCCAGTAGTCAAAGATTGTTCTATTCTTACTAATACCCAATGTTGTACCGTTTGTAGCATATTTGATTTCAATATTTTTAGCGTAGGGCTTAAGCATATCTAGTATCTTATAGTGTTGAGGATCCATTAAGGGTTCACCACCAGCAAACTCTACACGTTTAAAGTGTGGGATTAGTTTCTCAAAGCTATTCCACCAATTGTCACTATCATCAAACGGACCTATATATTGTCCGGGCTTATCCACTAACTTCTCTACCGTAGGAACTAAGTAATTGTTTTCTTTCTTATAGAATTCAACGATACTATTCCAGTCTTGCCAGCTTGTACTATCTAGTGGGTTACACATTCTACAGCGTAAATTGCACAGATTGTTTAGTTTAATCTCCATTGTAGGGAATTCAAAGGGCATTGAATAGTCATCATTTAATTGATTTAATTGATTTGGATACAATACAATTCTGCTCTCAGGGAGTCTGGGTTGTATATGTCGTTGTCGCAAGCTTTCAACACCCTGATCTTCTAAGTCAAAGCAGGGTGTACATACGTCAGGGCGTTCGTCATTTAGTATTTGCTTACGTACACTAAGCATCTTATCATTGTTCCATGCGGATTCTAATGATTCGTTTTGAATCCATCCGATAGGCAGACTGCGACAGCATATCTTAATTGCCCCGTCTTCTCTTGTAGCTAAACCCGTAAATGGGTGCATACAGAATGTTTTACTTTTATCCGACATATTTAATATATAAGTTTGTTTTATCTTTTAGGTACTCTACTACATCATTATACACTAATTCAAAGTCTAATGCTAGAAAACTAAAGCCCTTTATTCCATTGATCCCATGCAATATTGACGTATCTAATACAAATGGTTTGTCAATAATTACCGAATTGTTACCATATAATAGTGTTGTATTGTCCGTATCTATGGGTAAAATGATTGTACTATTGCGTCCCTCGTCGGTATGCATAGGTAGTGTGTCACTTTGCGTAACACCATAGCAGGAATACTTATAGTCAATGTTAGTTTCAAAACGATTTTTACTAACATTATATTCTAATAGATCACCGTTGCTATATGATACAGGGGTAGTGTTATGTTGTATATGGTCTAACCCTAAATTCAAGTTAGATTTATCGTATATAATATCAACTACCTGCATTGTTTACCTTAAGTGTTTTACTGTCGTATTCAATAACTAGATTGTAGGGACTGTCTTCCCAATCTAAGTACACATCAGTTATTAGATTTAACCATTGTCCGAATATTTGAGTAGTTAATAGTAACTCAGTATCTTTGTACACGTGTACTGTAGCTATTCTATCGTCCATGTGTTTTCAATATGTTGTTTTAAATACTCTGTATCAAGTTTGATACCGTTATTGTTGCAGTAATTAATCTGATACAATAAGTTATTGCTATTATCTAACATGTATTTATTTTTAGGGTGATGCCACTTTTTAAAATCAAAGTAGAAATAGCCTATATCATCACGCAATCGTTTTGTTGGTAGTATAAAGACGCTGGGTAATCCTGTTTTAAACACACTATCAACCTCAAACAGTGCTTTAAACAATGGTACAGTTGAGTCAATAAACTCTATGAAGTAATCATTATTCACCCTATTGTTTACTATATCTAAATGGTAATCAATTCCTATCTGATTGTTTGGGCGTTGAACTACGGTGTATAAGTATTGTTTGTCATTGATTATAACAGTCTCAGAATGTCGTGGTATTTCTATCCTATAGTTGTATTTCTCTGTTAATCTATATAACAGTTTGTGCTTATCAAAGTCGTCATTACGGTACAAACAGCTTAGTTTATATACAAAGCCTGTTGCTTTATCTATATAGCAACTGGTATATTCGTTATTAACGGTATATCCTGTATCATTATGACTCCATGTATATTTGCTATCATAACTATATGGTAGTGGTATATTGTGAAATTGTTTCACATTCTCATACTTGTAATTCTCTATCAGATTAGAAAGATAGTCTAACATCTATGTTACCCTCGTAATACTTTTGATAGTCACTAAACCATAAATCTCTGTCAAGCAACCAAACGTTCTGAACAGTGTTTAAGTATGTAATTTTATCGTATAATAATGTACATCCACTTACTCTATTACGTTTAGCGATAGTATCAAACATACGACTACGTCCTGCGGTATCAACTTTATTTTGATTGTCGTTGCTGGTTATAATAAACGTACCCGTACCGTAGTTATGTTCTACCCATTTCATTTCTAATGTGAAAAGCACACCGGCGCTGTATGATATTTTTCTAAAGTTATTAGATGGTTTTGGTTTAAACTTGTCATCATAGAGAGTTACGGCTCTAAATCCTACACGCCAATATTGTTTGTTATCATATTCAAAGTTATGTACCCCGCTGAATACTTTAATTTTGTCATCTTCTATCCCTGCAAAGAATGCAGAATGTTCAAAGTAATCAAACTTAATCTTATCTAGTGTAGAGTTATTGTTATATCCATGTGTTGAACACCGTACAATGAAGTCGGGTAATAGTGGGTCATCTTTGTATATTTGTTTAAAGTACATTTCTAATCTTTTTTCCTAGTGAAGTCTTGGGTAAAGATTCGACATATGTATATTTTCTTGGTATGCTATAAACAGGAACATGTGTTTCTAGCATAGAATTTAGTGTTTGTTTATTAATAATAGTGTTATTAGTGTAAGCTACTTCAATGTAATCAGTGCCCATTTTATTTCTAGGGATAGCTAAGACTTCACCCAGGTTTGTATTATTCTCAATAGTAGATTCAATTAATAATAAACTGCATTGATATCCGTTTAGTTTCACAATGTCATTAGATCGTCCAGCAAATTTGACTAAGTTTCCTTTCTGTTCCCATAAATCATTTGTCTTAAACCATTCTCCGTCTGACGAAAAATCTTTATAGTTCACACATAATGTTTTACTCTTGACATATAGTTCATTATTGACTAATTTAAACTCACTAATATCTGTATTCTTTAATTCTAAATAGTCTGGATAGTCATCTATTGAAGTGCTACTCTTGTACAATGAAGGAGAACCTATCTCAGTGGCACCGTACAACTGATTAACTTCAGTAGCACCCAGACTGAACAATATTCCAGTATGTCTTTTAGATACAGCAGAAGCTCCTGTACCCACTCGTTTAACCCTAGATAAATCAACTGGCATGTTGTTCATACGAATCATATCAATTAATGATGGTACTAATATAGTGTAATTAACATCCTCATTGAGGTTTTCTATCAATGTTTCACGTGACCCTAATACAATTGTTGAATTGTTATATAATGCAGGTGCAAGTACAATATGCCAGAACCCAGATGTTGACGCGGGGAAGAAATTCAAAAATCTAGTGTTCTCTTCCCAACGCATATGCTTAGTTGCCATAAGTGCGATACTGTCCATTTGTTCTTTGGTGTGTACTACTAATTTAGGTACACCTGTAGTTCCGCTAGTATGAAAGCATATAGAGTTTTTGTAACTGTAGTTACTAATCTTTTCGTCTAGTATTTCTGATTGCTTCTCGGGTAATATAGTAGATTTAACAAAGATGTTGCCACCCACTTTAGTCCAAGCTATGTAAGCCGCAATGTGTTCAATATAATTTTGCGTATTAACTACGTATATTTTACTATCCTTTAATTGTGTTTCAGCCAGTTTAACATGAGATGTAATGTTGATTTCTTGCTGATTTTGAATTATTTTCATAAGAATATTTATTGAGTTATAGCATGTCCTTTTAATAAACCTTATTTCCAGTGATAAATACAATACTATGTTTAACATTAATAACCTACTCAACTCCCCAATTCAGACGACTCCATGGTCTCACCAAAGCGTTTCTGGTTTTTTTGAAACTGATGCACACACCAAAATTACCGAAGGAATTCAAGGGCTATTAGCCACTTTAAATCCTACCGAAACGTATGATGGTTTGACTAATATATCTATATATGATGCCAAAGATGCTATTGGCCAAGAAGCGTTTGACCTTATTTCAGAAGCAAATGAGTCTATACTAGATAATCTTAGTAATATTTTTACCAAGTATCCAAATCATAGAAATTATTCTAGTGTTATGTGTGTACCTTCATTTAGTGTAATAGCACCCAATCATATATTTCCGTATATTAATGATAGTGCAATTGACAAAGTATGTAACATTGTTTCGTTTATGACACCAAACATTAATATAGAAACCGTGCTATATAAATCCAATGACCCAGAGTCTGAGAATGCAACGGTTACTAATCAGTATAATACAGCTAGCATGTATTGCCCTACATCAAATGTTACGTGGGCAAAGTATAATTCAACAGCTACACGTTATGTTACTATTAATTTCTTTGTGAGCAACAATGTTTTTGATTCATTAACATTAGTTGATGATAACTACCAATATCTTACACTTGAAGGTCAATTAGTTACTATACCTAAAAATGCCGCAAGTGATGCTACAATTGCTGATGCCCAAGCAGGTAAACTAGTTAGAAACTTATAACTTACCAATTAGCATATAACGAGAGTACAACGGTAATTGTAACTCTCCTTGAAACAGGACTTTTAAGTTGCTTTGACTCTTAAAGTCCTGTAAATCATTACAGATTCTAACATGTTCTGGTATGTCATAGTTATTGCTTTGTAACACGATTAAACTATTGTGAGGTAGCCCACTTAACCACAAATCATATTGATCCTGTGTAATATGTTCACAGCTTGTATTAATAATGATATCAGCATCGGATCTAATGTCACACATATCATATGTTACTGCTCTAAATCTATTCTCTAATTCTTCTTTACGGTTCATCATATTAGCAATTGATTCGCAAGTATGGTCTATATCAACACTACGTATAGATGATATATGTAAATTACTTTGAAATAACATACTAGCCAATACCCCTACCCATCCACCGTGAATGTCTACTGCTAGTTTTGTTTTGTTAATATATGGACGGACAACAAACTCTAAGCTATCTATTAACCATTCTTTACTTTTAAGTTGTCCACTCCAAAATGCATCCATGGTTCGCATTTGGTTCTCGCTATTTCTAATAGCTTGCATCCAGTAGTGTAAATGTTCTAAATCAATTTTCATTTAAACTGTTCTCCAAACTTATCAAACACACCGCATTGTTTGCTACATTCTTTTAATGAATTGTTATTCCATGTGTTTTCTATCTTATTGAAATATTGTGATTCAAAGATTTCTTCTAGGGTATTGTTGTTTAGATTAGGGAACTCACCGATCTGATCCATGTAATCTATTCGTGATTCGTTCATGGGTGCGAACCAGTTAACATCTAACCAACAGCATGGGCTAACAGTTCCGTCACTACCTATATACAACTGACTATACTTCTGTGCTTTGCATAGTATTTGTGGTCTGTCTATTGTGATAGCTGACAATACACTGTCACGTAGTTCTTTACTACGTTGTGTGGGTTCAATGATATGAACAGTCTTACCGTCATTATCTATTACTGGTAGATTATCTTTTTGAAAGCGTGAAGTGTGTTTAACTTCAAACTTGTTAAAGCCTAGTGTTTTACTAAGTTGTTCACAACTTTCTATTTGATGTTCATTATGTTTAAATGCTAGCATATGCCACTCAGCACTGCCACCCGCACTAATAAAAGCTTTTGCATTATCTATAATCTTATGGTAATCAGTAGATACACGATATAATTGATGAGTGTCAGCTAGTCCGTCGATTCCAAATATAACTCTGACATTTAGTTTAGCTAGTTTCTTCCACCATTCTGTATCTTTAGCACTACCGTTTGTGTTCATTGATAGCGTAATATTGGGATTGGATTCACGTAGGTATTGATAGATTTCTAGTGTATCTTTGGCAACAATAGGGTCGCCTAAGTTACCACACATAAACAACCGTGATAGTTGTTTCACAAAGTCAACATTGAACCATTCTTTAAATGTTTCTAATGTAATTTCATTGAGTTCAATATATGGGTTGAGTGGTCCACCATGAGGTCGTCTAGGGCACATTGGGCAACGTGCTTGACATTTGCTTGTTATTTCTAAATGAATCTCTTTGATATTGTTTAGTTTATACATTTTACTTTTGGTAATTTACTATCGGCTGAACTGACACATGCGGTTGATATACAGACTTTTGGTTCAGTGAATATTGTAAAGTTATCTAGTGTACCAATCGGTTGATCCATACAACTATAGCTACGTTTAACTTCATTCTCTCTAATCACTATACCCTGATAACCACTATTGCACATCCATCCTTTAAAGTTGTTGAATCCAAAACTATTAAAGCGTTCAGCTTGATCCAGATACCATACTTTGTTAGTATCATCTATTAACTTAACTTGATATAGGTCTTGTTGATTTAGTTGTTGTGGGAACCCTGTACGCATACGATATAGCATGTCATCAGTATATCCATCAACTACTCTGCTAGCTGTAGGGTCACTTTGAGGCTTTAGTGTAACGTTGATACCCCTATCATTAAATCGTTTGCATCTATCATATAGTTGTTCAAACTGTTCAGGAACCATAACTTGATTAATTGTTACGAACACCTGGTTATTCATTAAGAATAATATCTTATCACCAAACTCTACTTCATCTGCAAACTCATGGTGAAAGCTAGCAGTAATACTACGGCGTTGCATGTATTTTGTATTCTCTAACCATCGTTCCCACCATTTGATACCGGGACTTAAGTTAGTAGTCATGTGAATACTTTGATAATCTTCAACGCCCAAGTGTGCTACAAGTTCATTCAATTGCTTATAAGCGGTAGGTTCACCGCCACTTAAGCTCCAATGAAACTTAGTGAATCCGTTATGTCTTGCTTGTTTTTTGATACTATCAATAGCTCTAGTATAGACTTCAAACTCTTTATAGTCTGGTGTTTGACTGTTAGCATAGGGCCAGCAATAGCTACAACTATAGTTACAGAATCTACCTAATATCCAACTGATACTGAATAGGTTAGAATCAAGCATTGTAGCCTGACCAAACTTAACTATTCGTTCAAATGGTATATCAGTGAAATCTGTCATACTGTTCCTTCATCCACACAAAGTCATTTATCTTTTGTAGCATATTCATATTATGTCTATGCTGTTCACCGTACTCACGTCCTTTGATAGCACCATCGATTGCATAACTGTCAGTACCCGTTGTACACCATATGTCTAATCGTTTCTTTGTTTCGTCATCAATTTGTCCGGGTATGACCTGACTACTTAGTTTAGTACATTCTCTGAATGCCGATCTCCATGTATTGAATGGGTCAGTATTAAATTGTGTTATGTTACTAACAACCATTATGGGTTCATAGTTCTTACATATGCTTGTAGTCATATCAGGTCTGTCTGTATTCATTCTCACCGTTGCTGTTCTGGGTAATAGTTTTACTCCACCATATCCATATACCAAGTCATTGACTGGATTCTTTGCTCTCCAAACACGTGTACATAAGTTATCATAGAAAGGTACAACATAGTCAAACTTAAAGTCATCTACAATTTCAGCATCACCATCAACTACCCAAAAGTAATCAGTATCACACAGTTTTGCCGCTTCTATGTGTGCATTGTGTATTCCCTTGACTCCATGTATGCGTTTAGCTCTAGGGAATCTTGTTAACAAAAGTTTGTAGTTTTTGTCACAATTGAGTTCATTATAGCTAATGAATACAATGTCATATGGTTTGTTGTCAGGACAGCGTAATATAGGTTTTACTTGTTCCTTGTACAGTTTGCTATCTCCATTGCTGTATACGTTTTTTATTCTACGGTCGTTTGTTTTTACACGAATTAGTTGACCAATTCTGTTACATTCTGTTTCTAATCTATCTCTAAATTTTGAATCGCTAAACGTAAGGTCATAGAACATATTATCTATATAGTTAAAGTCATGTAGATTTTTCAAGTCGAAGTTAAGTAATGCTTGCCAGCATCCAAAACGTGCCCCGTGTATAGCCCACAATCCGTTAGTAACATCACTGCCTATGTGCATCCAGTTCCATAGTCTATCAAAGTTACGCCAGTCGATTTCCTCTAGACTAGATACAACTAATCCATTCCTCATACATAGTTTAACACCTTCACGGAATCCAGCACGCCACGCTTGTAATGGGCTACCCCGTTTCCATATTGTAGTCCGTTGATATGATTTCTAGTACTAAAGCTAACAACTTTACAATTAAAGTCATCTATGTTATACTCGTTTGTAAAGAAGTCAGACCGCACATAGTTATCACCGTCGATGATGTTAACACGATCACCTGTACATAGTTCAGCTACTTTTTTGTGTGCAGTATCAGATCCCTTGACTCCGTGTACTCTTTTAGCAGTTGGACATAGTTCTAATAGACGTTTGTAATTACTTTCGCAATTTGGTTCGTCATAGCTAAGGAAGACGGTTTCGTAGTTAGTAGGTATGAATAGCATGAAATATTTAGTGACTGTTGTTGTAGCTGTATAACTATTTGGGTAAACTAAAGGTTGACGTTTAATCAATAGTCTGTTATACTTCAGCATGAATTGAAAAAGTGCAATTTAGCACTAATTTACAACCAGGACTAAATAAAAGACTATGATGAATAAAACTTGTAAATCGCTGAAGCATATGGGACAATGGCAGTCAATCGCCACAGTATCCTTTGCACCAGTATATCCAACAAGTATTCGCGGCAATGATTCACTAGAGTATAGCCCGGGGACTAGGTAACAAGTTAACATCATAACGACATTATCAAGACCCTGGGAATCGAAAGACTCTCAGGGTTTTTTGTTAGCGTTGTAAAAATACAACAAAAGGAAATTTGACAATAAATGGACAAAGAGATACAATACAAAACTTCTGAAGACAAACGAGATTGGTTTAGCAATCATGTTTTGACAAAGGAAGATTTAGCACAGTTGATACAGAATAAAATCGACCGTGCTAGGATCTATCATATGGCTACTAAGAAAGCTAACGAGCAGACTGGTATCACTTGATAGACAGCGTGAACAGGCAACGAGAGCCGTGATACAGCGCAAAATGTATAGAATGGGCGGACAGTATATATGAAATTTGTGGCGATAACACAAAGAGTAAGACTACTGGGTAGGGTATAACCCTATCGTGTCGTGTAGAGATACACGGCATTCTAAAACATACTTTGAGTTAGGGAGGCGTTAAGTGAAATCCCCAAAGTATGTTTTAGAATGCGACCGTAACTCAGTGGATTAGAGTACCTGTCTACGAAACAGGGAGTCGGAGGTTCAAGTCCTTCCGGTCGCACCAATATATGGAAGCATAACTCAGTTGGCTAGAGTATCGGACTTTTAATCCGAGAGTCGTGGGTTCGAATCCCACTGCTTCTACCATATTATGGAAACGTGGCAGAGTCAGGTTTATAGCATCAAAATGTCAAATTATTGCTATAAAGCATAAATAAGAGTAAGGAAACTATTATGAACTGCCCACATTGTAACAGAGAAATAAATAACAAAGGATCGCTAAAAGCACATGAAATGTCATGTCATAGTAATCCAAATAAAATTAAACACAAGCATTCAGCTAAAGCAGGAGCACAAAAAGGACATATTGCTTGGAATACAGGTAAAAAATTAGGGCGTCATGCTAAATGGGATATATTATATCCCGATGCAGAGGTGTTTTGTGAAAATTCTACATATGCACGGCATAGTATTAAAGCAAGAATAAAATCAAAAAACTTAATAGAGTACAAATGTGCTTGCTGTAATATAGGACCTGAATGGCAAGATAAACCAATGCCGTTAATACTTGACCATATTAACGGGATTAATAATGACAATCGTTTAGAAAATTTAAGATTTGTGTGTAGTAATTGCGATTCGCAACTCCCTACATATAAGTCTAAAAATAGAAACAATGGAAGATAGGCTGCATGGCGCGGACACGGTCTTGAAAACCGTCCCACTTATGATGAATAGGTGACAGTTCGATTCTGTTATCTTCCTCCACCGTTTCCACCATGGTGCTTGTCGTCAAGCGGTTAAGACCTCGGATTGTGATTCCGATATACGTGGGTTCGAATCCCATCAAGCACCCCATGGATGTATAGCACAGCGGTAGTGCATCTCCTTCATACGGAGCAGGTCAGTAGTTCAAATCTACTTACATCCACCAAACAATTTAGCCGCGTAGCTCAGAGGAAGAGCACTCGCTTGATAAGCGATAGGTCGACATTTCAAAACTGTCCGTGGCTACCAAATTTACCCCCTTCGCCAAGTTGGTCTAAGGCATCGGATTTTGATTCCGACACTCCGAGGTTCGAATCCTTGAGGGGGTGCCAGTTATGGGATAGACGATAGGTTCGAGTCCCTGTCAATCTAGTCACAGTGGGGTTAACTGTGATGACACTATAGTATGATTGATGGGTGTATAAACTTGCCTATACGAGACAATCTGATTGATGGGTGTATAAACTTGCCTATACGAGACAATCTAGCGAGGCTTATTAACAATAAGATAGTTAGGCTCCCGCCCTATATGCCCCCATAGTTTGCAACGGTAAAATATCTCTTTGGTATAGAGAAGTCGATGGTTCGACTCCATCTAGGGGCACCAGGATGATTATTTCAGCGGTAGAATACTTTGTTGACATCGAAGAGGTCAGTGGTTCGATCCCACTATCATCCACCAAACAACGCCGCAGTAGCTCCAATGGTAGAGCAGAGGACTGAAAATTCTTGTGTTACTGGTTCGAGTCCAGTCTGTGGCACCAAATAACTTTAATAATTTTACATTCAGTGTGATAAATATATATAATAGGAGAATATTATGCCAATATATACAAAATCAGTTATTGCAACTCATCAAGACCCAGTAGACTCAGTAAGTATGGAGTATCTGAGTGAAATAGCTAGTAAAATAGAAGAATTACGACAAGCTGGGAAAACTGACGGAGAAGTAGAATTTTTAGATGAATACCGTATAAAAAGAATTTGGTTAGATCAGGACGCAGTTGATGCGTGGTATGCTTGGCTCAATCCGATAAACACAACACATTCTGTTGTTATAACAAATGTTGCCGTGTCTGATATCTGATAGGATTTGATGCTAAACAAAAATATATATTTGATATATCCAGCTGGATATTCAGGTAGTTATGTCAGTTGGTGCTTAAGTAAAAGTGAAGAATCTTTAAAAGATTCAACAGTTAATAATCCTATCAATACTTCTCAAACAGAAAAATATGGTGGTTTGGGAACGTCACATTTACATCATCGTTATCCCACACATTGCGGAATCGACCAACTAGTATTTTGGTTGATTCTAAATCAACCGAAAGATAAAAAAATATATCTTATAAACGGATGGGATAACTATTGGCTTATTAAATCAGTGTATAATATTATAGGATTTGATAGAGACCCGGTCATAATTCAGATATCCGCTGAAGATAAACATTACAATCAATTAGGCCACATAAATGCAATAACAAAGTGGCCTTTATATTTTGAAATTCAAGAAATTTTTAAAGTACACAATATTGATGTTTACAATTTGGATAACACTTCATTACATCATCGAAATGTATTTGTAAAATATTACAATGATATTTTCACGATGCCAAATAAATTAGATTTTAATAAAGCAGAGGGTATGCCAAATATGCCATACCATGTAAGTGCATATCGTCAATGGTATAATCTGCGTAATAAAAATAATCCACATGAAGTTAATGAAGAACAATTTGCAAAACCTTCTAATCCTGTAGATTATTATCATCATTTAGATTTAAGTGAAATTTACAAAGAAACATTTATAGATAAATTATCATCTATAGTAAAAGATAAAAATGCAGGTGACTTTGATTTTGAATATGCAAAATCATTTCACAATAACTATATTGAAGCACAGCAACACCTAAGATTCATTGATGAGATCAATGAGTTTAAGAAAACAAAAGTACTCACTGCGTACTTAGATTCTCACCCCCTAATTCAGGCAATTGTAATAAAAGAAATATTTGACCAGTTGCCTACTGATTGGGAAACCAAAACTTTACAGGAAATCGTAAAGGCACTATAATAAAAACTTGGGTCCTTAGTTCAATGGATAGAATACGATGCTTCGAACTTCGGGATGTGGGTTCGATTCCTGCAGGACCCGCCAAACCGACATTAAATACAATTAGTGACAATAGCAAGAAAAGGAGTACACCATGGCTGTTCTAGCACTAGATATCTCAGGAGTTCCCCGGCAGTGGATCTCAAATGATGACGCAATTACCTATAAAGCAAAAGATGCCATTGCATGGTCAATGGGGAATATTGTGGCTAAATATCGTGGTGGCATACAAAAAGACGGTACGTTAAGCTATTTAGAAACTTCTAGCATCATTGCTATCAAAGGTCATGGATTCAATCCATACAAACACTCATGTGTTGCACTAACTAACAAAACATTGTTCGGTCGTGATAGACATGTATGTGCTTACTGTGGTGAATACTTTGCAAACTATCATACACTAAGTCGTGACCATATTGTTCCAAAGAGCAGAGGTGGCGAAAACACTTGGATGAACGTTGTTACAGCTTGCAAAGATTGTAACAGTAAGAAGGGTCATAAGAGTTTGAAAGAAGCACGTATGGAATTGCTTTACGCACCTTACGTACCTAATCATTATGAAAACATGATTCTTCAGCATAGAACTATTCTTGCTGACCAAATGGAATACTTGTTAGCAGGTGTTCCTAAGCACAGTAGAATACTATTATCATAGATGAATTACAAAAATTACCATCTAACTATAGGCAATGACTCTAATTCATATACGTTTGTATATGAGTTAGAGCAACATCATCCTGCTCAAACTTGGGCTAATTTAATGGAATCAACTACAGTTGATGCTTTAAAGAAAGGATACAATCCATGGATGGGTTCAATGGGTTCAACATCTCCTGAAAAAAGAACAGCTGCCGTTAGTAGATTAATTGCTTTAATTTCTTCTTTGAATCAATGGGTTCCTGAAAAAATAGAAACACAATGGGATGAAAATGATCCTCAACATTGCTTGAACAAATTACATGTTCATTTTCCAGAAATAGTTCGTGTTGAAAAAGATCCAGAACGTCTACGGCAAATAAGCGAATATAATGATGTTATTCATATATTGGAGCACTTGTATAAAAATCAGCAACATGAAAGTTTGATGTTGGTAGTGCTTCCTAATTTTGATAAATCAGTACCTATTAATGATGATGATTACGAATTATTTGATCCAAGCGTAAAGTTTGGTGAAATGGTATTGCACTACCCACTAGTGGGTCGTGAAGCATTTGCTATGCTAAAAGGTAACGATTATGATTGTCCAGTAGAACAAATTCGTCCCCAAAACATCATATCACCGTATCATCATTTAAGATTCTTTGATGACCCGGCTGATACCGAAATGTATCGTAAACGATTCAAAGATTTTTACGAGAGAAGCACGATAAAACAAAAATATAAAATAGACGATCCTAAACTTGCATTTGGTTTTATAAAGTTAGGCAAATTAGTTAGCATCTTGGATCGTAGTGAAATTTTAAATATTGTTAGGTCATGTAACAAAATAATTTCTTGGAAAATTACTTGACAAAAAAGTTTCGTTGTGATATACTTCAGTTAAATAAAATATGCCCTTATAGCTCAGTGGTAGAGCAACCGCCTTGTAAGCGGTAGGTCCCGTGTTCAAGTCATGGTGGGGGCACCAAACATATTCCTCGATAGCTCAGTGGTAGAGTAGTTGACTGTTAATCAATTGGTCCCTGGTTCGAGCCCAGGTCGAGGAGCCAAATAATTTTATATTAAATGGTTATATTTTTTTAAAAATAAATCATAAGGTAAAGAAGGAATGCTCAAACTGAATAGTAACCGCACATCGGTTATGTTTTCAACACTATGATATGCTTGCACATTAAGAGCATACCATGTCATAGGTTTTGTTCTAGTTGTTGAAATAATTTCGACACTATCATAATCAACCATAATTGTTTCATTTGGTATGTATAAATCATGTTTTGTCTTATAACAACTAGTGGTACATTCTGGCCCTCCCGTCTCTATTGCAAATAATAAAGCAGTAGACCTAGATTTATCAATATGCGGCGGAACAAAGCATGGACCCCTTTCAGGAAAAATATTTTGTAAAATACCTATATCAGGTCTAAATTTATCAGATATGATTGAATAAAATTCAAGGTATGCTAATATTGTTAAATTAGGATCTACAAAAAATTTACCCTCAGCACAATTGATAGATTTATTTTGTGTTTTACTAAACCATTTACTAGAAGCATTATTAGGTTTATTATTGTTGTAAAAATTTGTTATGTGATTAATTATTTTTTCTGAAGGTTTAGGTAAATTTGATAGTTCTTGCATCATTTGGTATTTATCAAAATTTGACAACAAATCAACGACCTGCTACAATAGAGACAAGTAAGAAATTCATCTGGCGTTCGTTCAACGGATAGGACATCATTCTTCTAAAGTGATTATAGGGGTTCGATTCCCTTACGCCGGACCAAA